CAAGACTGGCATAGGTAACTTCTGGAACGATAAAGCAAGCTTCGGCGAAATCATTGAGAATCTTGTCTGCTACTTCTTCCATCCCTGTATGCGGATGGATCATGCCCGCAGACTTCATTCTAGCAATCGCTAGGCTCTTCAACTGCGCTACATCAGGCATTATTTCTTCTCCTGCTCTTCCAAGAAGTTCTGTTCTTCAATCAACTTACGCACTTCAGCCGCCGAAGAAGCCTTGATGGTCTTAGTCTGAGGGATGGGTTCCTTCAAAGTCAACACTTCTTTCTTCAGGTTCTCGGCTTCAATCAGCTTTGCGCGCAATAGATCCGAGTCAGGCTTATATCGTTGCGCTTCTTCATGCAACCTGAAATTCTCACGCTCAAGCTTCTGAATCAATGACTCCTTGGCCTTCAGAACGTAATCATGCACGCTCTTCTTAGCATCAAACTCAATTCGGACATGCTGTAGCCTCGATTTGATAAACGAACGGTCTATAAGCCATCCTAGAGCTATTACACCACCAACGATCTCAGGTACTAACGAGCCCATGACGACCTCCTCTGGTGCTTCCTATTCGCCTTTGCATCGAATGCTATACGCCGCATCACATTGTCATGCATCGATGATTCAGGGTGTGCATTCCATAGCTCAACAGCTTGAATCGCTAATGGCTTATCTGCAGGCTTCCCAAAGATATGATAAATGCCATACCCTGCGCCCTGCAATGGATCATCGCCGATATACTGTGCAATGTGCTCAGGCCGCTTCTCATCGCGTGGTGCAGTCCCTAGGCACTGAATCAGATCAGGACAATTAGCCGAGATAATCCAGTTCGGCACCATATGTGGCTGCCCATCACGCTCACCTGAAGGTATGGTTCGACGAAGCATGTTGTACATCTGCTGCTCACGGCCGAGCTTGTCTTTGCCTGCACTTACAGGAGATGGAATCCCATAAGGCTTGAGAATCTGAGACATACGAGCAGCCACTGGCGTAGCATTCATGCCCATCGTAGCTGTCTCCTTACTCGCAAATGCATCATGCGAGAACGGGAATGCCAGGAACTTGGGCATCTTGCCATCCTCATCGACTGACTCACGAATGATCGCTTCAGCCAGCATCTCAGCATCATGCTTATCGACAACCAGTTCTTTATAAGTCCTCAACACCCCGAAGTCATCCATGTAATGCCAATAGATCGCAGACTTGTGAGCGAATCCCCAATCACCACTGATCCATCGTCTATGCCAGTACTTCGGCTGACACTCACTCGGATCGCACACATTCACCGCTGAATCGAACGCACCAACAAAGTAACCACCCACCACATCCCATGAACCGTTCATCATGGCCTCACGTATAGCCTGAGGCAGACTCATCAGACTCGCAATGAACGTCGGATTGTTCGCATAGATGGGGTTATCGAGATAGGTACATGGGAAATACCCGTAATCATTGGGGTTGTACATGGCCTTCTGCGCATCGTCCATCTCGACATAAGGCTTCTTGTCAACGAATAGCGCACGAACCCAAGGAGAGCCTATTCCTATCGGATTACCTGCACCATCCTTCGTGCTATTGTCGCTTACCGGGCAACGATTCCAAGGTGAGATAGCATTCCATTGCTTGAACGTGAACTCGCACATCTCATCGAAGAAGATCTTGTACCACTGACCCTGCATGTATGCATCTGACTCATACTGCATCGATGCGAACTTGGTAGTAGCTCCATTGTGCCAAGTAACAACTTTCTTTGTTTCATTGAACTTAGCATATAACTCACGCGGTATCAGCTCCATGAAGCGTTTGATCACCGTATCTTCGAGTTTAGGATTCGTTCTACGCACAAACAGAGTCGTTACATGAGGCGCATCATCAATGTTGAACTCATTGCACGCCATCATATGCTCAACGATGCCACAGGCTGTCTTGCCAGGGCCAGCCGCACCACCGAGGAAGTTGTATGTCTTTGTTGATGCATGAAATTGTGACTGTTTTGGGTAGGGCTTATAGCGCTTATTGAAGTCGATCTGGAACCTATCGAGGCCCGACGTCATCGCACAACCGTCACAACGCCAGCCCCAGGATCACTAGCGAAGTTGAGTCTTAGGAGTGGCCCAGAGATCTGAAGATATAGCATGGTGCCAGCTGTAACTACAGTCCCGTTGAATGATGTATATGCTGAATCCTGATCGATTGGAGCAACTTGTACATTCGCATCTACGGCCGATGCATTGAATATGCCAATGAATGGTCGTTGTGCAGCATCTCTGCCAATCGCAACAGCTTGGGTATTGAGGCTGGCAAGACTAGAGTTGCTTAGTATCTGCTGTTCGCCAACCCCTAAATTAGTAGTCAATCTCGGGCTGTAATCCGCCATTAGCGCACCACAGTAAACGTTGTTGCTCCTGGATCTGACGGGAACGATACACGAAGGAATGGACCAATTGTGGTGAAGTAGAGCGCGTTCCCTGCAGCTACAGTCGTGCAGGCCACATAGGCAGCGTCTACATCAACTGGTGCAGCCTGAATCGTAGCCAATAGCGCCGTGTTATTGAAGAAGGCCACAATCGGTGTCTGTGCTCCATCACGGCCTACCGCAATTGCCTGCGTCGAGAATGGGCCAGCAAGTGTTGCATTCGTAAGGACTTGCGACTCGCCAACACCGAGATTCGTTGTGAGCTGTGGATTATAGTTTGCCATTACTTCTCCTCTCGATCAGGTCGAGGAATACTATGAACCAACTGTACACCAACGCTGCCAGTGTGCTCTTGCTGGATCTTGTCACCAAATCGCTTAGGAGCGCGCTTACTTGCTTCCCACTGACGATGCCAAATCCTTAGCTTAGCTACATTTACATCTTCTGGTGTGGCGGTATCTGCAATCATTCTGCATTCATCTACGGTAAATTCTTGTCCAAGCTCACGCGCGTAGGCGATACGAGTGAAGAAATCTGAATCATTTATAGCCCAAGAATGGATCGTTCTTCGACTTGGCATGTGATTATCGTCGCAGATTCTAGCAAGCGTCTCACCTTCTGAAAGTCTCACGCAGATCTCTTCCATGAGTTCTTCAGTTCGGACTGATGGGCGACCAGCTGGCATGAAATGAGTATATCAAACGAGATTGGTAACACTCTGTCAGAGCTGCGACTCGCTTACAAGCTCGCTTGCCTCTCGCCTTGCTCTAGACAGAGCGTAACATACGGTACCTAGCGTTTTAGGTGTGGCTAATATTAGTCACAATCAAACCATCCTTCTGGAGCAATAAAATCAGCGAGCTTGCCACGTAAATACCAGATTCTATGCATTATCTTCCATGAAAACTTCTTGCGCTTGATAGCTTCTAGTCGATCTCTTTCTTCCTTTATTTCTCTCCGTTTTTCATAAGAAAGACTCCAGTACCACGTTAGGTACTCTCCAGCATTGCATGGAATTCCAGGAGTTATGTATTTCCCGGGGTATTTTGATCGATCAATCATTGTCAACCTCCGCGAACATCGGATCAATTGCTGCGTCTTGATAGCCCAAAAGATATTTACTTTCTTCTTCAAAAGCCGAAAGAGGAACTTCGCTGATTTTCACATCTTGCGGCCCCTTGAATCTCATAGCTGGAATTCTTTGCACCGGAGGAGGTAGATGTCTCGGTACATTCGTATCCGCCCAGAAGTACTTCGGTTTAGCCGCAAATCGCCCACGAGCGTCCCGTCTCTGCTTAGGCACCTTACCATGCATATTGCCTATCACAAAGCCCAGGAGAGCGAACGCTGACGCAAATAGGACCAAGTAGATGATCGTTTCCATAATTCCCTCGATCCCCATTTAGAACCTCCAGATTTCGTATATCAAGCAAGAAACAGATAATCCGACAGAAGCAAGGAGTGCCAAAATGATGAATAGAGCCATCAATCCGGGAACCTTTTCTCCCTTACCGCCTGAAAACAAAAAGGATGTAACTGTCGAAGCTATGGATATCACCCACGAACAAAGTGTTGCCTTTACGAAATAATCCATCACTTACCTCCGAATAACGCCAAACATATTCCTACGTTGAGCACGGCTGCACTCCATGTAATAAGCAGGATCAGCAGCCCTTCTTTGACTTTAGGCCCCATTAGACACACTCTTTCTTGAATGCCAGCTTGATTGAGAGTTTAGTTGCTGCGGCCTTAGACACCTTTACGCCAAACTTCTTGGAATAAGCAGTAGCCAGCGCATAAAGCATCCCGTCCTCTTCTTCCGTCAATTCGATGTGATACTTGATGGTCTTTTCCATATATCGAATGTACCCAACAAAATATATGGTGTCAACCCTAAAATAACTCTTGACGCATTTCTGAATAGAGCGCATAGTTATCGTGTTGGTGAATGGAGCTGCACAAATGATCACCGCAATCCTACTAACCGCATTCATGTCCCAGGACAAGATCGTATGGAACATCTACGACGAAGGCCATGGCGAGACGAATGCAGTCTGCCAGTACATGCCGGACACGAAGAAGGTCATGTGCTACTCCAACATCAATCTGGCCGATTATGAAGGTGTTGAAGTGTTCCAGTATGCACTATCTCAATATGAAATGAGGTCAATATGATTTCTACTTCCGATGCAATTCTGCTTGGTTCTTCAATGTATGCCGCTAACGATGGGGCATCTTGGGTGAGTAAGGATGGCTCCTGTGGATGTGCCCTAGGGCGGGCCTACATGGCCGCTGGTGGCGTCGTACCGACCGACAGGACAGTATGTGCTGCCGACATATGCGACATCTGGCCTTGGCTGAAAGCGGAAGATGTCATGAATGAGATCTCAGACATGTTCTGCGAGGTTGTGCGCGGTACAGTAACCATCGATGAGCTCGTTGACTTTGTGGCCTCACGTGAGCCTGCAGCATTGGAAGCAACCATTGAATCGCCCTGGGAGCGAATGGTTCGTGAAGGAAGTGCGCTATGACACAGTGGCAAGTTATCACTCGCATGGCCCACAACGCGCAGATGGATGAGTTCGAAGGAATGGATTTCTTCTTCTGCTTCTGGATGTCCTATGTACGTCTACAGCAAGCTTCTAAGGTGGTAACGGTA